AAACCTGCTCTCCATCGTCCAGCCCCCAGCTCCGATAAGGACGGAGCAGGTTCTGGGACGCCTTCGCGAGGGTCTCCACGCTGTCCGTCGGATTGTTGAACAGGCTTGCCGCGTGCATCAGGATGGCGGCCTTCATGTCGTAGGGGATGGTCTCGTAGCCGGCCTCGTATGTGACCGTCATCCGAGAGCCGCTCCCATAGACGTGGAGGGTCTTGCCGTCCTGGTCGTACCCGCTGGTCTCCTCCCCATCTACCTCAAGGCCCTCGACCACGGGGTTGGGGACCTTGAGGATGAAGGAGGAAGCGAAAGGAACCGTTTCGATGAACTCCGACCGGAGAATGACCTTGCCGATATGGTGCTCCGCGTGATACACGGCCGCCAGCATCTTCTGGTACAGCTCCGCGTCGAGGTCGTCGCTGGTCATACGGATGTGGCGCTTGAACTCCTGAAGGAGCCCATTCGCAGACATACCGACAAAGTTTCTCTCAGTCATGGCTCAGGAAGGTTTAGGCGGTCGTGACTTCGTCGATCTTGCAGAAGGCGGCCGGGGTGCGGACGAGCACGTCGTGGTACGCGGCAGCGCTGATCTCGAGGACGCCCTTGTCCTTCGCGCTGTACGGATCCACGATGAGCTGGAGACCGCCCCAGGAGCCGACGAGGACCTCGCTCCAGTTACCGAAGATGATGGCGGAGCAGACGCCGCTGGAGGAACCCTTGGTGAGGTTGCTCGGGATGGCGTTACTCATGTAGAACGGATAGCCGTTCACCTTGCCGTCGTTCATCAGGTAGTACGGGTAGCCGGCGATCTGCGGGATGGTCTTGAGCTTGCCCTGGACCTTCGCGTTGGACACGTAGGCGAGGGTGTCGTCGAGCAGGCCGTTGTCGATGCCGACCTCGGTCTCCATCTGGACGAGCAGGTTGTAGGTCAGCGGGCCACCGTCGGTGTCGATGGTGATGTCGTTCACGCCGGAGGCGGCGAGGACGCCGGTGGGCTGGCCGCTGGAGCCGGAGCCGGTGAAGATCGCGGCGTCGAGGGCGACGGCGTGGGCCTTCACCATGTCCTCCATGATGAGGCTGTCGAGGGCCTTGCTGGTCTGGTGCATGAGGTCATAGGTGACACCCTGCAGCACCTGAAGGCGCTTCGGGGACATGACCTTCTTCGCATACGCGGGCTTCTGCTTGGAGGCGGCTGCCTCTTCGGCGACCCACGCAGCGTCGGCACCACCGGTCACGAAGGCGATGTTGCCCTGCAGGCCGTCCAGGTAACGGACGCCCAGCTTGCGGCCGAGAACGGCGTTCCGGAGCTTGCCGAGGTAGGTCAGGCCGGTCTGCTCGATGAAGGCCTTGCCGTAGTCGTCCTCGGAGGCGTTGGTGTAGTAGTACGTGCGGAGCAGGGCGGACGGGAGGAACACGCCCTCGGCGGCACCCTTGATGCCCTCCTGGAACTCACGCTTACCCTCGGCGGCCATTTCGGCTTCGATGCCGTCCATGGTCTCACCCGGGAGGGACTGGCGGAGGAACTTGGAGATGGAGAAGCGACGAATGTCCTTCTTCTCCTGGGGAGAGAGGACGCGCTGGTTGGCCTGCGCCTTGCGGGCGGCCTCGCTCAGCTGAGCGTCCTTGAGCTCGCGGGTGAGCTCTTCGACTTTGCCGGCCAGGTCCTTGCGCTGCGCGGCATCCTGGCAGGACTCGAACTCGGCCAGACGGGTCTCGAGTTCGGCGGAAATCTCGTTGGAGTTTCTCATTGTGTTAGATGGTTTTTGCCAATAGGGCGCGGGCCCTGGCGGTTATTGATGTATAGTCAGCTTCCGGCTCGGGGACCTTGGCCTCCTCTTCCGGTTTCCTGATCTCTTCGATGTCCCAGTTCTTCCGCTCCTCCTCAAGGCTGCGCTTGAGGGCGTTGGCGTTGGACGGGATGTTGACGACGGAGACTTCCAGGAGCTCCATGCCGCCGTAGTAATACACCTTCGGATCCTCCCCGCGCTCCTCGTCGCCCATGTGGCCCTTCGCGGTGGAGCGGAAGCCCACGGACACGGCGTGGAGGCTGCCGAACTGGAGCTTGCGGAAGATCTTGTCGGCCTTCTCGTTCAGGTCCTTTGGCTCGAAGGTGATCCGCACGATGAGCTGCTCGTCCTCCACGAAGGCCTCGCCCTTGCCGATGACGTCATCGGGGTCGGCCGCCTTCGTCCAGGAGTCGCCGTACACGTCGTGCATGTAGCCGACGATGCCGTTACCCTCGTAGCGCTTGAGGTCCCACTTGTCCACGGGGAGGACCGTCCCGTAGGAGTCGACGCTGTTGTCCGAGGCGACGAACTCGATGGTCCGCTTCTCCTCGTCAACCTTCCGGATCACCGGGGTCTCGTTGCAGCGCCTGATGATGCTGTTCTCTTCCATGGCTATTCAGCTGCGCTGGTGGTTACGTTGATCTCCGAGCCGTACTGGTACTCGCCGTTGAACAGGACGTACAGCTTGATGTCGTACTGGGTGGAGGCGGTGAGGCTCGTCAGGGTCTCGTTGATAGATTTGGAAGCGCTGGCCTTGTAGGTCCAGCTGGAAGCGCTGTGCTTCTTGTAGGCCACGCCCCAGGTCGCACCATCCTTGTACCACTCCACGGTGCCGGTGACGACGATGCTGTTCTTCGTAACCGTGCCCTTAGTGGGGGCGCTGATGGTCGCGTTGTTGGAGCGGCACAGGCCTAAAACGGGTCTCGGGTTCATTGTTCTTCAGGTTTATTGTCGTTTCCGACGGTTGTGTAATTCAGCGGGATGCGCGGCTCGTCAAGGCCGGGCAGCTTCTTCATGGACTCGAACTCGCGGGCCTCGTTGGGGGTCATCCAGCCGGCGTTGATGCCCTTCTCGTAGAAGGACGCGCGGGCGGCTGCATCACCCCGCATGAGACCGTTGAGGTCGAACTTCACGTGATACTGTCCCTGCTCCTTGGTGGTGAAGAGCTTGAGCTCCAGCTGCGTCTCGATACGCTTGCAGATCGGCCTCAGCGAGTATTCGCCGAAGAAGATGTTTTGTTGCTCAATGTTCGAGAAGGTCGCATGGCTCAGCTCGGCCAGCATGTGGGGCGGGATGCAGAAGATCCGGGCGATGTCGTCGATGCTGAAGACCTTCGCCTGGATGAGCTGGGAAGCCTCGGGGGAAAGGGAGATGGCTTTGTACTTGAAGCCATACTCCAGGAGGACCGTCTCACCGTTCTGGGCGGCTTGCTTGTAGTGAGCGGTGAAGCGGTCATAGTCATCGTCGCCGAGCGCCTGGTCGGTCTCGATGGTGCCCTTGATGGCTCCCCCGGTGCGGAAGAAGTCCGAGGTGTACTTCTGGGCCGCGATGCCCGCGCCGATGGCGGCAGCATTATAGCTGATCGGGTCAATGCCCACGATGCCGTTGAGGGTGAACAGCATGAAGTGGAGCATCTCGTGGTCCAGGTACGTACCATCCAGAAAAGCAAAAGCGGGGTCCTTGGTCTGGACCACGTAGGCCTTGCTGCCTTCTGCGAAGTCGATTGTCACCCAATCGGGCCGGATCTGGTGGAGCGCCACCAGCTTTCCGTTCTTGTACTCCTTCAGGGCGTAGGCGTTGCCACGGCCCAGGAGCCAGCCGATGATGGTGAACCAGAAGGTGAAGCGGTCCGTGTACTCGTTGGGACGGACGCACAGGACCTGGTGGGCGTCGTGCTCGGTGGCGTCCTTGTAGCCGCCGTCCTCGTCCCGGATCATGACGGCCTTGGGCAGGCCGGCGATGTTCTCGGAGAGCAGCTTGATAGCAGCATAAACGGCAGTGAACCGCAGCGCGGTGTCCGAATTGACCACCACACCGGAATCAATGCCGTTGTTGAAGATGCCGAAGCCGCCGTAACCGTTAGACGGGCCCAGGAGCCAGCTACGCAGGGCGGCCTTCAGGCCTTTGCGTTTAGGTTCTTTTGCCATTTCGTGCGCAAGTATAGCACTTTTCTACCATTAAGATGCACACGTAAACGGTTATAAATCATATACTTTGGCGAGAAAAAGCATATACAATGAGAATCACACCTTGAGCGTCCGCAAAGTGTGCTCGTGATAGGCCTGCCGGTCGTTTGAAGTCTTCGAGAGCCAACCGCCCACAGCGTCCGCCAGGGCGACCACTCCGTCTATCTTGTTGCGGCTCTTCGCCTTGTCCAGCTTCACGTTGGCGTTGGGGTCGATGTACACCACGACGTTACGGAACATCCACCGGATCACAGGATTGTACAGGAAGTTCAGCCGGTGCGAAAGCACCTCCGTCTCCACCCACTTGGTCGGCACGGACATGAACTTGATGCTCTGCTGGTAGGCCATCAGCCGCGCCTCGTACTTCCGGAGCTTCGGGAGTATGTTCCAGATCGCCCAGGGGTCGTAGGCGATGCAGCGGATGGTGTAGGGCTCCAGCTGCTTCAGGAGGAAGTCCACGAACCAGTCCTCGTCCAGCACCTTGCCGGGCGTGACGGTCAGCCAGCCCTGCTCCTTCCAGAGCCGGTAGTCCACGCGGTCCTCCTGCTCCTCCACCTTCGCCTCCGGCACCACGAAGAGGAAGCGCGCCACCTTGTACTTGGGGAAGAAGAGGCAGACCGCCGAGATGTCGCTCTTGGACGCGAGGTCCAGGCCGACGTAGCACTCCGATCCACGGAGCACGGCCTGGTCGAAGTCGGCGTTGTTCGCCTTGACGTCCTCGTCGGAGATCCACACGTCCGGAGCGTTCACCCACAGGTTGAGGTTCTTCGTCTGGAAGGCCACCAGGTAGGTGCCCCCGCGCAGCTTCGCCTCGTTGCACTCCGCCCTCATGTAGTCCTCGCTCAGGGACACGCCGAGGTTGGGGTTGACCTTCGCCCAGGTCTCCGGATCGTCCCAGGCGTCGCCCTCGTCGGGGCAGAAGAGCATCAGGAAGTGGTTGTCCTTCTCCTTCAGCCCGAGCAGGATG